AGCGATTCTTTCTATACCAGCTCTAACCTTTTTCTCTCCACCCTCAGCAGCGTCATATAGCCCTTTAGCCGACTTTAAAAATGAAGCCCTTACTTGTGGAGTTAATCTAGCGCCACCCAAAAGCTTGTTGTACTGAACGCCAACTTTAGACCAAGCACCACCAGCATTTTCTGCGTTAGCAAATTCACCCTCTCTAACGGTTGAACCGGGATCTAGCATCTTCATATAGTTAAAGATCAAGGCCAAATCTGCTGGACCTTCATCAGCTAAAGTTTCAGGCGATCCAACGGCAAGCATCCTGCCGTAGGCATCTCGAACTTTGACAAAGTCTTTAGTGTTATCGGTATACTCTTTACGCATTTTTGATTCAATTTCAGGACGCTTTTCGAGGGGTATAATGCCCTGTGCGATTGCATCAGCATTTGCCTTAGCCCTTTCAGCTTCTGCACCTGATTTCTTTTCTGCCGCTTTAGATGCCGCGATTGCAGCCTTAGCTTGTTTCACTTGTTGTTCGCTTAAATCTAAATCAAAAGCCAGTTGATCCGGTTTATAAGCCATTTCTAACAGAGCAACGGATGAGTTAGCTTCTTTTAACAAAGCATCAGCAGTAGCAGCCCTAAGCTTGAATGGGCGCTCTTCTTCGGCCCTAGCCTCTTCGCCTCTAGTCTTCATCGTGGCAAAGTAGTCTTTACCGCCGGGTAGCGTAGCAATTCTTGCGGCTACCATTAGCTCGGCTGCGTCAGGGTCCGTTCTAGCAAGCTCTCTTGCATCTGACCACATTTTGTTTAATCCGGGATTGCCTTTTGTGGCCTGAACCCTTCTATCTAAAATTTGATCAAGTATTTCAAAGTCAGTTTCACCTTTAAGCACATTTAGTAGTGCAGTATGAATCTGAGTCGCGTCTGTAAAAGCACTCTGCTGTTGTTGTTCAGAAAGTGCATCGAATTGTTTTTGTGCAAGCTCTGCGAATTGCGGGTTATACATACCAATTTGTAAAGCCTGATCGTAAGTCCTTTGGTCGGCAGGCGTCTCAAAATACTCGTTTACCAGCCTGTTGCCTTCTTCCTGCCTTTGCAAAGCTAACTCTCTGGCCTGTCTAGCCTCTTTAGCTTTTTGACCGGCAGCGCCAACATTAAAAGCTTGACCAAAAGCCTGTAACGGACTTGGGATATTTAGCGAATAGTCGTATGGTTGTGCCATTGTTAATTACCTTTCTAAAATCCTAAGAACTCGCCCAAGCCCATTCCAGCACCAGACGCCATTCCTGCTAATTGCATTGGGGCATTAAATACATTACCCCACGCTTGACCCTGACCAAGTGCAGCGCCAGCCTGAGCTTGACCCATTTGACCGTAAAGGTTGCCAATGTTTGAAGCGGTCTGCTGACCAAATCCAGCCTGACCAGCCGCTGAAGCCTGACCTAACGAAGTTAAACCGGCAAGGTTTTGATATTGATTCTGAATCATGCTCTGAAGCATCTGGGGTCTAAATTGACCCAGAGCGGCTTGGATGTTTCCACCGCGTAAACCACCAGTTGCGGATGCACCGGCTAATATTCCAGCCTCGCCCTGCTCAACCAGTGACTGAAACAGTGGACCTTGCTCAATCCCGGCGTAGGCTTGCTGTTGTGCCTCTGGGCCTAACAAGCCCAAAAGAGCCTGCTGCGCCTCTAACGACCCAGTTCCAGCCTGAACATACGGAGCCATTAACCTTTCAGTGGCTAATCGTGCAGCCCTTTGCTCCGCAACACCCATCTCAGCAGCGCGCTCTTGCGCTTGACCTGCTTTCCTTGCGGATCTAGCCTGCATAGCGCCGCCGGCTATAGTTGATGCGCCACCAATCAGTGCAACTGCTGGACTAGGCATGTGTAAACTCCTCTAAATAATCTTCGTATTTTTCGCCGTACATTCTCATCACCATGTGGGCGCTGTCTTTAGCAACCTCAGCCCCGTGACAGAGCTGTACAACAGTTAAAATAATGTCGTAGTAACCAGCCCTCCACATGAACGATCTGGCATCTACATCTCCCTCACGCTCAACGTGGTCTGACGCCTGCCACTTCAAAATAGCGTTCGCCAGTAGCGGGACTAATGCCGCGCTCTTTTGTGCAAAAAATGCGTTGGAGTATTGTCCAACCATCATGTGCCATAGAACGTGGTCTAAATCCTTTCTGTCTACTTTGTCACCATCGGCAACGTCGTCGAAAAACTGTATGGATCTGTAGAGATCAATTAGCCACTCTGTGGCCTCTTCTGGTAGGCAGAACACTTCAACGAAATTACGCCTTAGCCAGTCAACATCTTCCATCAAGCAGTCCTTTTCACATCATTGTCTCATATATTTGCGTTAATTCAATTCTTATGCTATCTCGCTGCCGGTCGCGCTCAGGACCAAAGAGTTAGCAGCGCCAGCCTGCGTTACAATCGTGCCACCATCAGGTAGCACCTGACCAATCAACTCTGGGCATGAGTAGGTCTCGCGAGGCGCAATTGTCCTAGCGTTAATCACCGTATTAGACGCCAAAGGATTACCGGCAGAGTTAGCGTTGGGTAGGTAGACAGTGATAAAGGCATTGCTTGCGCCCACGTTCGTAACCGTGAACTTGTCAATTATCGTAGTCACGCCGGTCGCAGTGTACTGAATGGTCGCCGCCGTCTCTGCCAGCCTTCTTGAAATAATGTTCGTTACTGTAATAGCCATAATAAACCTACTGTTGTACCTGCGTGACTGCAACCAGAACCGCTGGCGCTGTTGGAGCGAAAGCCGTTGCAGGCGTGGCGTTTAGAAATAAACCTGTATCATCTACAGCGAACATTATCTCAATGTAGTCGTTAGCTTGCAGTGAAATAAAATCACTTTTGGCAGTTGATTTTGATTCGTTGTTACCTGATAAGGTAACCAAGCTCGCGCTGTCAGGAATGTCTACGCCGTTCTTCCTGAACCAAAACCATGCGTTCTTTGCACTCGCAGAATTAGATAGCAACTGTATATTTGTGGAAAAATTGTACAATCCAGAATTAGCCGCGACCAGTCTGGATGCTGGCGTCCCCAAAGTTATTCCGTTAGCAACCTCTGTCGTGTTGAATACAACTGCAACCGCAGTATTGATTGACCCAGCAGCCTGATCTGTGGTCCGGGCAAACTGACCGTAATACTTCTGCTGTTCGATAATCGGGCGTACAAATATCTCACCCTCAGTCGCGCTGACAACGACCACAATCGCAACTGGGATCGATATATTAGGGGCCGTTGGCTTGACCTTCGTAAAGGCTCCAGCCGTGGTTGGGCTTGCGTATAGTTCGTCACCCAATGCCCAAGACTCGCCCTCTGCGCTGCCGGTAGTGTCAATGCCTCGGACATTTCCGAAGGTCGTTACAAACCCTACCTCGCCATTTAAAATGTCCTGAGTTGCTACGCCTAAAAAGTATTCAGACTGATACGTCCCGTCAGCAATGTAGCCCAGAAACTCAATCCTGTTCTGCCCGTTGACCCCAGCAAACCCAATCGTTGATCCGTTGGTAATCGTGGACCCGGTGTTGTTGCGTCCGTAGATATAGGTCTCTTGGCCTACCTGTTGGACTACACCGCCAGAATGATGGAGGTTTAGCGTGTCATCAAACGCATTCCAAACCACGCGAGCATCTTTGTCCGCGTGTGGTGCGGAAGGATTAAAGTCGATGTAGTCGGTCTTGAGGTGATTAGTGTCTACCGCCTGATTCGCGGTGTTGGAGGCCAACTGAGCGATGATCTCAACGTCAACAATCGTGTTATCACTGCTGCCAGCGTCCACAGTGTCAAACAGCTTCTCGAACTGTATTATCTGTTCGTGATCCTTCAGGAATACCGCTAACTGGTCCCGGGTTAGTCCTAGCCTTGATTTAGCCATTTTAGTAGGCCAACGGCTCTACCTGAGCCTCTAGTCGAGCAAATGATACATGCGCGTCAGATTCGCCTCTAAACCTTTGTATCCTCCAGTTGACCATTGACCCCTGCTGAAACCAAACCAGCCGCTTGTTTCTGTTGCCCTGCGTTCCGACCTTAATCGACCGCGACTGACTCCATGTCTCGCCGTCAACCGAGTAACTTGTGCTAATGACCGGATTAGTGCCAAACGAAACGCGCCCAGTTAGAGCGACCAGCTCAAGCTCATGAAAAATTGCTCCGCGACCTTCGTTGTAAATAATATTGGTTGAGAACTCCCAGCGCACCTTTGACCCATAGTGCGAGCCAATATCATCTTGGAAGTACCCAATTACGTTAGAAGTTGGATCACCAATCAGCCACTTGTCGTAACACCAAACAATGTCTCGCGCCTTGTACTGAGACAGTCCAGTTTCTGAGGTTGTCAAAACAAACCAAACCGGAATGTTTGTTGCCTGAGTCGCGGTGTAGTCAAACACCAAGGTTTGGTCAGGCAGATGAACGTACAGGTGCTGATGGTTTCTGTCGTTCCTAGATTCAAGTTTAACCTTGGACAACTGCACCTCAGTGTAGTCAGTCAAGATTTCATCCACTTCCTTGGTTGAGATCTTATTGGCCTGAGCGTTAACGCCCAAAAAAATACCGGGTGACTCGTTACGACCGCCTCCTAAAAACGCAACCGTCTCTATAAACACGCAACAGGCGTGAGTGCCAACGCAGCCCTTCTGAATCTGCGCGCCCTCTACACGTTGAAACGGAAACAGATTACCGCCTACGTTGTCGAATACCTCAATTGTGTGCCGGTTAACCGCGTATATTTCATTTCTAAGCTTGACGAGAGCTGTTACAGGGTCAGGATCAATCTCAGATGATCCATACTTCAAGGGGTTGACTGCAAACGGGTCTAACAGCTCTGTAACCACTAAAAATTCGCCGTCAGTGGTCATGAAGTAGCCATCTATCCAAACGACATCAAGGACCGGCCCTAGATCTGGGTCAGTCACCTGATCAACTGACGTGCCGTCCCAGTAAAATAGTTTGCCACCACTAGCAACCGCCAGAAGGTCAAAGGAGTAGTCCATTGTGACTAGATTATCGTCAGTGCCGCCAACGTCTCCAAGCACAGTGACCGTACCGTCAGACGCAATTGAGCATAGGGATGTACCCATAACCCGGTAACAGACGCCGTCTCGCTCGATACCGCCCCTGTTTACGCCGGGCCCCTCACCATTCTTAGTCAATCCATCAGCAGGCCTTAGATAGCCGTTGCTGATCCCTGACTGCTTTGGCACAGGTATTAGGTTTACCGGGTAGCTGGTTCGTATTTCTGCCTGACGGTCATCAGTGAATATACCGTTTAGGATGGGTATCTGCATGATTCACGCTCAGTATCCGGGTTTTGGTTTAGGCTTTCTTTTGATCGGCTTTTTTTTCTTTTTGGGGTACATTATTTTTTCTTCGCTGTCTTAGCTGCTTGCCTAAATGCCTTAGCACTAGGCGCACCTTTGGATCCGGGCTTTCGCATTTTTTCGCCTGAGCCTGCTTTAATTCGTTTCTTTTTCGCCGCAATGTTTGCGTACAATCCTTTCCTAGCCACTACGATCTCCTCGACTTAGTTCCTGAACACTTCCAACGCTTCCTAGACAATCTCAGCGGCGAGTTTGGATTTGCAGCCGCCTTGGGATGCTTTTTCATCTGACCGGCAGATCTAGCGCAGTACGCGTCACCCTTCTTGGTCCCGGGCTTAACTCTAGCGCCGCCACCTCTGGCCCGACCGGCCTGACCGTAGCTTACCTTCTTGCCAGTAGAGGTGACCTTAACCTTTGCCTTACCCTTTGCCGGTGTAGCCATTTTATATCCCTGCGGTTGCGCTCATGCTAATTGACCCTGTCGCCAAAATATTGGTTAGCGTTGCCGTCTCTGCAATTTCAACAGTACACTGGTTGTTTAGATTTCCAGAGGTTGTCGTTAAACCCCAATAGTAAGAAATACCTAACGGTAGCCAAGTAGAGACCAAAGCTGATCCAGCTTGGTTTGGGGCCGTTCCGCTCGTAACAGTCAATCTTATTGAGTAGTCTGAATTAACCCCACCACCAATTAGCCAAGTGTAAGTCTCACCGTTAACTGTGGCAGTAACGACAATTGTTCCAGAGGCGTTAGCAGTGAATGTTACTGTCGCGGCGCTGGGAGAGGTTGCAAGCGCGGCATAAAAGTTATCCTTTAGATACGCGGACAACGTACCAGAGGATACAGTGCCAGATGCTGTGCGAGCAGCAAAACTCATGAAAGATCCTTGATCATCGAAGCGTACCAGTCCGTCCCTATGTAGGTGATGACTAGCAAATCAACTGCATTTGAGTTAGTTGACAGGACCGATGCCGTACCGCCGGGCCACTTAAAGCTCGCAGGCCACGCCATCGTTCGATTGCCGGTTGCGTCCTGAGTGAACAGAATATTCACGGTTTGACCCTGCGCCGGGTTGCTCAAAGTAAGCGTAGTCACGTTTTCGGTTAATGTGCTAGTAAACACGTTGCTGTCAACCATATCCAAGGTCAACACCCCACCAGTGCTTGAGCCTGCGACCGGAGCCGTCTGAGCGTGTCCGGTGAAGTTAGCACCGTCAATGGTTGGGTCAGCGTTAAATACGTTCAGCCCGGTCCCAGTTTCGTCTGTGAGCGCGCTCGCCAAGTTCGCGCTGCTGGGAGTAGCCAAGAACGTAGAGACGTTCGCGCCAAGTCCAGAGACTCCGGTTGAAACCGGCAGGCCAGTACAGTTCGTCAGTGTTCCTGACGTTGGCGTTCCGAGGATGGGCGTGACCAGTGTTGGGCTGGTGTTAAATACTGCTAGTCCTGTGCCAGTCTCGTCGCTGATTGCTGCCGCTAACTCTGCGGAGGTCGCGGTAAACGTGTTGTTCGAAAAGCTCATCGTCTTATTGGTAAGAGTCTGAACGCCTGTGGTCGTTACAACGTCGATACCAGCAATTTGCAGGCTGTTTACGATGGTGTACCAAGTTGACTGTAGTTCGTTAAACCGAATCGTAAATGAGCTACCCGCCCCTAACGAGGCAGGAACACCCACCAACGTCCCGCCATTGCCGTTGATTGTCAACGCGCTAATGGTTTGGGTTGATATGATGATGATTTCTTGACCGTCATAGCAGTCCGCTACCGGAGGCAACGTAACCGATCCAGCAGCGAACGTGCCAGTTGGATTCATGATTAGCCAAATGCTTTGAGATGCTGCGCCCAGAGCAATGTTAAATCCCGAATTAGTCGGAGCGTTAATTACAACGGTGTAGTTGGGATCAGCAAACGTAGTCTGAAAGTAATCGATCAGAGTGCTGATTGATGCCTTGCGGGCATCGCCGTTGCTTGTCGCGTAAACTGGTAACTGATCACCGCCCGATAGGGTCGTAATCGTGGGCAGTTGATTGATCGTGGGCATGTCAGCCTCCTCAGTTGTATTCTAGTGGACCGTCTTCGCCAGCAAGTACCGGGTCAACAGGTCTTCGTAAATAATTGTCATCGTAGTTACGCCAAGGCTTGTTACCAGCACCGGCTGGCATCGTTCTGGGCAGTTGCTGCTCGTAGGGCTGTGCAAATGCTTGCAGAACCGTGTTGTAAGCCATCTTAGCGATGCCCTTAGTGTCAGGCATAATGCCCTTACCAAAGCTTGGAGCGATCCTAATGCCTAAATTTGTGTAGATTGCCTCGTTCGCCAGATCTGGAACGTAGGTTTGATCATCTAATCGACTGTCACCGGGCGATAGCGGGAGCGGGTATCCTAGCCTAAGTCCTTTGGCGTTCCACTCAGCCATCATTGCGTCCAATCGACGCAACGCGGCTTGCAATTGCTCTGGAGTCAAGTCGAAGACGTAGGACGCAAGCCCTACCTCCTCAAATGCTTGCTCGATGTACTCGCGCTTAGTCCAGCCCATTTAAAGCTCCCAACGCCTCTTGAATTTTTTGCGACAGCTTATTATCAGAGGTTCTACCATCAAACTTCAAGCCTAATTCCTTAGCCTTTTCTTCAAGCTCTAATCTAAGTGGTGGTGCGTTATCGTCTGGGATGACCGGCTGAGGTGAGGTCACAACCTTTGGCGCAATGGCATCAGCCAATGTTTCGTGCCATCCGTCTGCTAGTTTGGCGTCCAACTCCTCTTGAGTTTTAACGCCAACATATGAATATGTTTTGCCTTCGGGTCCAAAGTGATCGCCCGGGGACTTGTACAGTAGTGTTGGGTTCATTTCTTGGCCTTTTTCTTTGCTCTTCGCGCAGTGCTCAACGCAATTGCTACCGCCTGCTTTTTCGGCTTACCGGCCTTCATCTCTGTCTTGATGTTTTTTGAAATACTGCTTTTAGAGTAACCCTTTTTCAGCGGCATAATGCCCTCCTGAAATAGAGCGGGGGAAAACCCCCGCCCATTTTTCACACATTTTAAGTCTGGCTGAACAACATGATACCAGACATCTCTGGCTGCTTGTTCACTACACCAAACAACGTGTCGCACCGATACTTGGTGGTCATCGTGTTGATGTCGTAGAACTTTTGCATAACCAGCTCAATGCCGTTATCAGTGGTTCCGCGCAGTACAGCAGTGCCTGCATCAGAAGGTATAGCGTACCGTCCGGGCAACAACTCCAGTGAATCACGCTGCCAGAATGGGTTTACAGATGCTGTAACCGTGTTCAGGAAGGTAATTGCTGCGTTAGCAGCAGGAGTTACGATGCAGTTTTGGTACTGAGCACTTGCGTCAGACGCGACTTGGTTTGAAATAATCCCCGGAGAGATAACCATAGTCGTACCGTTCGTTACCGAAATAACGCGGAAAGTCTTGAGCTGTCCAGTGGACTGCTTCGTGATGTGGTGAACAGCTTCTACACCAGCGATTGTGAAACAGTCACCAGCGGCTACACCAGTCGTGCTGGGAAGTGTCACAGTCTGGTATCTGTTATCCACGTTAGTGGTTCCACCAGTGACAGTCTGAGTCGCAGCAGGAACGAGGTAGTTCCCAGCACCATTTTGCGTGTCGATAGTCAAACCAGTACCAGCAGCAGCAGTCAGTCGGTTAGCATAGTCAAGCTTCAACGTTTCGAAGCCAGCTACCATGCCAACGCGTGATCGCTCGTAGGCAGAGTCAGACTTTTCGTTTCCGAAAGATCGTGAAGCCTTGGAGAGATCGTTAGCCATGCCATTGTAGTCACGACTAGACAGTGCCAAGTGACGGTCGTAGTCGGGCACACCCTGCTCGTTCATGATTGCATCACACTGGGCAACGTCATCATAACCAGTCGCAGCGGCAGTGCGCTTAACAACCAAAGTGCCCTGATTGGCAGCAACGTTCATGATCGCAACGTTGATGTCAGAAGCAAGCTTGTTTTTAGCAGCCGCACCGAGTCGATCTTCTTGCAGAGCGTCACGCAATTCCAAAGCGTTCATTTGGAACGGTACAGTTTTGTAGTTGTTGATGCTAGAAGGAACCGCTAACTGAGTGTACTCGTCATAACCACCTACAGTTGAAATATCAGTCCCGGGATCAACGCTAACAGAGGTACTAATGTAAGGCATCGGACGCCAGATGACGTCATTGGTGCGTTCCATCATTACCTGATCGGTAGTGTAAACGCCTACGTTGCGCGACAATACCAGCGCGTCTTGGAAACCTTCCAAGATGTTTTCGAACGCTACGCGTTCTTCTTTACTAAAGCTATTAGCCATGATTGGCTCCTTTTAATTTATTTCGCCGCTCGTTTCTGCGCTCGCTTATAGGCCATGACCTTATCCATGTTGCCTGTCCGCGCCGCTTCTTCTCGCAGCCGTTCTAGGGTTGAGTCCACAGCACCCTTTATCGGGGCCGTTGCCGAGACTTGTTTCTCGGGCCGTGTTGCTGCCTTACGATTTGAAATTTTCAATTGACTCTCCAATTTTGCAACCGCAAAGGCAAACTTTACGGGATCGTCTATCTGTGCCAGTTCCTTCGCCTTCTTGGGATTCTTTCCAAGAGCGTAGATCACCAACGCCGGGTCTTCAGCACCTTGAATCATGACGCCTTGTTGAACGACATTGAACGTCTGCTGGGCAACTTCCTCAGCATCGTCATAGTCCTTCACCTTCAGCTTGGTCTTGGCCTCGGCGTAGCCCTGCAACTTTTGTTGCCAAGCTTCGGCCTGCTGTTGCTCAGCCTGCCTTGCCTTAGCCTCCTGCTCATCGACTAAGCGTTTCCGCTCGTACCAATCAGCAAGTGACGCCTCATACTTCTCGGTGTCGTAATCATATGACTCTAGACTTGGCTTCGCTCCTAGCGTGACAACTGGATTGGTCTCAGGTGCCTGTTGGATTTTTGCCTCTAGCTCACGATTACGTCTCTGCAACTCCCTGTGTGATTTTCTAAGCTCCCGGACCCACTCCGGTGCTGGTTCTGGTTCTGGAGGGGGCGGTTCCTCCCCGATGGATATCACTACCTCATCAGATTCCTCGTCTTCGGATTCTTCAACCTCTTCGCTTGGATCATCTTCGACCTCTAGGTCTTCGGTGACATCTTCCTCAAGCTCAAGCTGCTCTTCCTCAATCGTTTCCTCTTCCTGATAGTCAACTCCCTCTACTGCCTCGTTCATTTTGTGATCCCTATAAACTCACCCAAGTTATCGGCTGGGCGGTTGCCGTAACTCAATTATCACCCTTGTGCAAATTATTTCAACTATTTGCACTAAACCCCTTCCATTGTTACCAGTAACATGCGATACTTCTTTTGTCGTCGGGGTTCGGCGGCACTTAACCAGCAAGGAGAGACACATGAACAAGTACCACGAAATTGTTTTAGAAAAAATTGCAAAGGCTAAAGAAGAGTTTGCAAGCTGCAACATCGATGCTGATGTTGCGAAAAAAGCCAGCGCACATCAAAGATCGCTTTTTAAAAGATGGAAGAACGAAGAAGGATTTGATTTGATGGATCATCAATCTTGGTTGATCGAAAACGAAGACGCGGTTCATGCCGCTCAGTTTCTTAGGGAGATAGAGCTTCTTGAAGGCAGTTTAAAGGTGGATCTTATTTACGTTTCAACTAAATATGTAATGACAGATAGCGAGTTGCTTTCCCCCGCAGGATTTTACTTTGACGAGCGAGTTTTTGTGAAGCCATCGACAGGCGTTTTTATCATGACTGATAAATTGCCGCGTTACAGCAATATTCCTTACTATGACATTGATAAGGTGGCGGCGGCATAAGCCGCTGCACAACCAGCAAGGAGAAGAAGATGAAAGTAAAAGTAGATTGCACCTTAGAAATAGATTCAAAAGTCATGAAAAAGTACATCGATGACATGGGCGATGGCGAATCTATTAAAGAGTTCGTTGCTAATTACATCGTAACCGCCGGGATATTGTGCCTTGACGAAGGCATTAAGAACGCTATCGGTAAAGATCACCTTACCGGAATTGTTCGGTGTAACTTGGGAAAAACCGGGGCTTAGCGCCCCTTTTTTCCCCTTAGCACAGGTTTTTTGGAGATATTTATGCAATTAACACCCAAACAAAACGCGTTAGCCGATGAATGGCTGACATTATGTTCTCAGTCGTACATTCGTTACGGCACAAAAGATTACGATGATTTGGTGCAGGCTATGAAAGCCAGCCGGGTGTCAAAAGTCGTTCAGAAGGTTGTTATCAGTACCCTAATCGACGCAGAAGCGTTTCATCTATCGGAACAGTCCTCTGACCAAGCCTAGCGGTGTACGCGTCTTGTGAGTCAATGTAGTCTGGCCTAGACCTCGGGAACAGTTGAGGCAACATATCCTGAGCCGTTAACGGTCGATCTATTCTGCCCAATCCCTCGCCGCTTAAAGAAGTGTTGTAAGTTGTATGCGGTCCGCGTGACCTACCGCCTGACATGATCCCTACGTTTTCGATCTGCATCAAACTAGGTATATCGCGCTGCTTCGGGTCCGTAATGATCATACGCATTTCTGTGTTGGTCAGTGCGCTATCAACCTTTTTGACTCCAGATTTAATTTGCCTCGGGCTTGGATTTGCAACCATGTTAAACACGTTGTTGATCGTTTTCCTCTGCGGACCACTTAATCCAGCTAAGTATTGATCCATGTCTGGCGCGTCGATGCCGGGGAAGTCAGGTATTGGCACTTGATCTTGATCTTTGGGCAGCTGGTTATCACCACCCTTCTTGATTAGTCGCTCAACGTACTTCTTGTCCTTTTTCGTCATGCTGTTCTGTGCAAAGCGCATATGAGCAGCAGGGGCCATCGTTGGGAAGTCCACTGACGTTGTTGCCATTCTCATTGGCAGTACGATCATGTCACCACCGCGATTCAACACAGTCGATGCACCACCAGTGTCCATCGCCCAAACCTCACCGGGGTTGTTGAACATATAGTTCTCACCACCCTGCAACGGTAACGGCTCGTTAAACTCAACGCCCCGGGCACCATAGATTACGTCACCGGCAGGGGTTCTGTCGGTCATCGTTACCAGCGCGTTCTTGCCTTCGTAATCTGCCAAACTAATCGTTGGCTTTTCAAACTCAACGCGCTGCGCGTCAATCGTTAAATCTTCCATCTTGGGCTGCATGAACTTTCTTTCGTCCATCTCTGGGACTGCTCCGGGTCGCTCAACGCCTCTCGGCAATTGTATCCTTGGAACACCCATTGCCAGTGATCCTACCGGCGCTGTGCCTGCTGCTGATCCGCCCGTAACGCCTAGCGCAAAGTCCAAAGCCTCTTGCTCTGGATCAAAGTCTGACTGGGTCAAGGCTCGGCCCGGCGCCGTGAACACGTTCATCATCTCAGCCAGTGGCAGTGGTAGAGCAAACTCTCGTTCACCACCGGGCACATCACGCAAAGGCAGGATTGAGAACCGGCCCTCCATATCCAAGGGCCTAGTAAATACCGACTCTTCCGCTTCTGCTGGGCGCCTGATCGGCCCGGCAGGAGTCATCATGTAGTCCTCGGTCTCTTTGTTAAGAATCGTCTGGCCTAGAATTGCTTCCGACAGTTCGCGCATTGAAGCCATGATTAGGTTTCCTCTTGATAACTTTGCGAGGTATCTTCGCCGGTTGCCTTAGCAAGCATAGCAGCCGCCACAGGAATCGCTACGCCGTACTTCTTCGCAATGGTGATCAGTCGGTCATCGAATATGACGTAGTTCATAGAACGCTTGTCAGGGGTCTTGTGCCGGGTGAATGCGTCAGCGTATCGGATTCCCTTGATGCCTTTTTCTTGAAGCTTCTGTGCGGCGGTTATCGCTCCAGATGGATCAGACATTGGGTCAGACAATGCTTGTTCGTATTTTTTATAGGCCACAGAACCAGTTGGGCCAGTGTGCATTAATACAGGTTTATTAGCCGCTCTTAACGCTTCTTCAACGGTCGCCGCCGCTGGAAACTGACCAACAGAATATTTGTAACTAGGATTTGAAGATCCTGTTTCTGTTACGTCTTTGGCGGTAAAGTTAGGCTTAGGCGGTGGATCAAAGTTAAACGCTTGCTTCACTAGCGCGCTTTGTTCTGCCATTGGCTTATCCCAGTCAAGCAGCTCATCAGGCTCTACGTCGATGTTGACTTCGTACATACGGCCTTCACTCATCTGTCCGCTATTCTTAAGCTCGGTCAGCTCGGCTATCTTTTCTTCTTGCAAAGAAATTAAACTTTCCCTTTTTGCAGATCCGGTTTCTGGGGTTAGATCCAGCGACCTTAGTCGATCAATTTCGTTTTTTGCGTTTTCTATTGCCAAATCAACGTCATTACCCGACTGCCTTAATAGACTTTGCGCTCTTTGCACTCTAGGGCCGGTTAAAGCGTCTCGGTAACCCCTAGCAACATCCTCAGACTCAGCAAAATACAATCCGCGACCATAAGCCTGTGCGCCCTCGCCAGTGCCTATCTGCTCTGTGCTGAACCGATCAAAGCTGTGCGGTGTGCCGTGGTATGCCTTGATTCCTTTCCTGACCTGAGATGCAGCAGGCAGGAACGGTAGCGCACCGGCAGCGGTAAGGAGGTAATTAGGAATGTTTCTGGACTCAGGGTCGCGCATGTACATATCAACGTCAGCGGCTAGGCCAGTGACATCACCAACCCCGGGCACCAGCATCGTTGACATTGCCGCAGCGTCTAAAGGTGAAATTTCACCCTCACCGTATCCAATCGGTAAATCAGGATCCTGCCCGAACACGTTGGTCGGCTGAAGAACTGGGCCAGAACCAGCCCGGCTCAGTAAATCCATCGCCAGTTCGCGCATCGAGGCCATTAGCGCATGTCTCGGATCATGTCTTGAAGAAGACGAGCACTTCTGACCGACTTCTCTTCGGTCTCGTTAGCTACCCGCTCGTTGCTTTGCTCAATGCCTGCCAAAGTTTCTAAGGTCTTAGCCTGCTCTAGATCTGTGCTGGCGCCCGTTTCCAGAACCCTAGCCTGTTGCAGCTCTGCGTCCGCAATCGTCTTAACGACATCTGCTCGCGCCTTAGCAGCCTTCGCCGTAGCCTCCTCTGCCGCAGCCTGTAAGAACACCGCGTTCGGATCAGGCGGCTGATTCTGCATCGCAGCCATCATCTCTTCTGTCTCTGCCTCTGTGGGCTGTACAACGCCCATCCTGATCAGCTTCTGACGGAAGAAGTCACGAACCTCGCTAATACCTTCGCCCTCCATGTTCATCATCGCCATAGAGCCGAGAACACTTTGCATTTCTGGGTCAGCAGTAATCTGCATCATCCCGGTCAACGCTCGAACGGTTGCCTGCTTCTTCGTGCTTGAGCTGGGACCAACCTCAACGTCCACATCAAACGTGGCCTTCGACAGATCATTCTCAGTGATAATCTCGCCCATCTCGCTAATCGCTGGGGTCATCAAGGTCACACTATCAACCGTCTCCGTAACATCGATGATCTTCATCTTACGTTCTTCTTCGACGTAGACATCCTTTGCCATGCTCAGCCAGACCTCACCACAGCGCCTCATAGCCTTGGAAAAGTTGGACATATAAATAAACGTCTGCATGTCTAAACGCGTCTGGATCAGCTCTACAGCCTTTCCAGATATGTTTGAAGCAATCTGCTCGCCACCAGTCTGGTTTCCCATGATCTGCATCATGTCTGTCTCTGTAATTTGCAACAGAGCTGCCATTGCCGGGGGAATCTGTGGCGGCTTTGTGTATCCGACCGGACCCGAGATTGCTTGATTGCCGTTCGCATCTGAAATCGGATTAACCAGCAGATACGGGTAGTCTTTCAAGTTATCTTCAGACCACATCACTTGATGACCGGCAACCTGTTCGGGTAATAGAATTGGCTTCTCAACAGTGCTCAGCGCCGAAATCTCAGCCAGCTTTGACAACTGCATATTCTTCAGCCGTTGCGCGTCCTTGGCGAGCCTAACATGGCCCATGCATCGCTCAATGTTGTCAACGAACCAACGCTTGCCAAAGACTGGGATAATCGGAATGCACTTGCCAGCGATGTATCCGCAATCCTCAAGGATCTTGGCACCGGACATAATGTATTTGTGGATCTTTTTCTTCTTGACGCGCTTCTGCCGAACCTCCCGGGTGCCGACTGCGGCGAGCATTTCTTCAAGCTGCTCGTCTTCCTTGAAGTCGTAGGTCGTATATCTTTCTTCCGAACCGTCCAGAGTTTCAAAAATTCTAACAGTCTCGCTAACCTCTTCTACCCTGTAGTATTCCGCAACGTAAACTACGTCTGGCGTTAGCCAGTCAAACTCATACTGATGAACCGTCTTAGGCCAGCTTGCGGGGTCATCGCCGTACTCGGACAGGTAGCTGTCGTAGGTCAGCGAGTTAATAACAAAACAAACTTTGGCGTCTGCCTTGTCCTGACGCTTAGAGTCTAGGTCGAACCAGACGCTGCTGTCGGCGTCATAGATCGGCTCGATCAGAATTCTTTGCCGTTCGTCCTCGTCGTTTTCGTGGTCCTCGTAGTCAGCTCTCAACCGCCACGCACCAAACCCGCCACCGACTGCCTCCTCGAACGCGTTGTCATAGGCTTCATTCGCAATCGAATCTTTTTCGTCCGCTCGATACAGGCCATCGCAGACATCTGCTAGCTTGTCATTTGCAGTTCCATCTTTCGATGTAAAATCAACGGTGACGCGATTGTTTCGGTACTCGTTGATAATTCGCATGACCGACAGGGCGATCTTGTTTACTTCTAGCCGGGGCTTGTTCTCGAATTGGTCTAGCAGATTGCCTTCCCATTGAGCGCCGTTGATCGAGTAGAACCGACGATCCTCTAAACATTGCAACCGCTCGTCGCGCAGAGCACTTTGTATTCTGTCGAACTCATGTAGTGCGTCTTGGTGAACATTCGCCAGACGCTGATCATTTGTCATTCGAGCCATAACAATTCCTCGTTTGTCAAGCCATTATCTACCACCGATTCGCGGTTGGCAATGGCACGAAGTCTGTGACCGCAGTAGTTGGATTAGCGCGCCTGACACCCTCGCAAGCATATCTTAACGCATCAATCACATGATTTTTCTTGTCCTCAAGTATTGGAAGCACCTGATTCGTTGCTGGATCGGTTTTGTAGCTGTACAGCATCAGCTCGTCGATGGTGTGAACGCAGCGTGGATGAACCACAATGTCGTAACTCTTCAGCCACTCAATACCTTCCTCTACGCTTTTCGGGCCTTTCACTGCGCTCATAATCTTTGGAAACCCATTTTTCTTCATGTGGCTAATTGTTTCTGGTCTTGCACTGTCAGCCACGATAGGCCACTTCTCGCTGTCAGGTATCTGCATGAACAGGTCAGGCGTGTCAGTGATCTCACACCCCACCATGTACGCCTCATAGTCAACGTAGAGCGTCCTGCCGACGATATGACACCGCACCAATACCGTGGGGTCTACAGAAAACCCCCAGTCAGCGCCAAGCCTGTGCATCGCCTCCTCGTCCGACTCGAACTCTTCAATTGTCCAGTTTCTGAACACCCGGCTCTGGCTGTTTTGCAGATAGGCGCCCTTCCAAACGTGCTGGAATTTGTCAGGATCCCGGCGCTTGTCGTACTCCATCTCGTCAGCAAGTACGTCAGGAAACCAAGGATTGTCCTCGAAATTGACCTCAATGACTGTGGACTTTGGCGGCGGGTTATCGCCACGAAGCAGCCAGTTGACCGGATCGTTCTCATTTCTGGGGTTCCAAGTAAACCAAAGTTCCGACCCGGGCTTCCGTATCGTCGGTCTGAGCAGATCTAGGGACTGCTGGCTGAGGCTTTGCGCTTCCTCGACCCAAGCCCGATCGTAGCCCTCAAGCGATTTAATTGAGTCTGCGGTGTGGTTCTGCATCCCCTGAAAGATAATCCGCCCGTTCCCGCGCTTAGATTTGATAACCGCGTCTTGGACCTCAAAGAATTCGCCGGCGTTTAGCTCTTCGATCTTGAGTTCAAGCAGCCGTTTGACAGATTGATTAAGCGACTTTTGAATTTCACGAACGCAAACAGATGACTGGTTAGGGTTCATGATATGTTCTTCGATCAGCATCTCAGCGAACATATGCGACTTGCCTGAGCCTCGACCACCAAACGCGGCCTTGTACCGGCATGGCTCGAACAGGGGCAGCGCCCACTCTGGCGTCTGAATCTCAAGAATTTTATTCTTTAATGATGACACGCTCGATCCTCTGGATTGAAACCGGAGCCTGCTCATCACCGCTCAGTTCCAGCTTGTCACCGTACTTTTTTGGCGCCATCTTGGATAATAACCACTTGCGCGTATCTACACGCAGGCGCTGCTTCTGAACCATCGCCGAGTCAACTTTGCCTTCGCCGGTCGGGATTAAATCCTCATCGGCAATTGTCATGATGTCATCCGCGATTTTGTCAATCATCGCAGCTCTCGCGTGTGCGTATTGTCCGGCTAATTCTTCGTCTTTATCCACCCAATCCAAAAAGGTTTGCCTTGCAACGCCTGCTGATTCCGCTGACTGCCTCAAGCTTTTCCCTTCACGCATCTGCGCTAGGACTTTAGAAATTTTCTGCTGTTTGTCTGTCTTCGCCATGATTACTCTCTTTGATTTTTGCTCTGTACGTTTTGACTAACCCCTTCAGGTCATCAATGGTGTACTTCACGGGAGGGTGAGGCCCCTCCAGCCATTTTACGTTATCTTCCCCAATTCGGTAAATCAACCTTGGTCGGTACTGGTCAATTGCCCCAGATTTGAAATTATTACACTGAGCGCACTGCTTGTGTACGTTTAACGGTTCGAACCTCAGCTCTGGGTGACCTCCCGCCGTTTTGTAGTGACCAGCATGAAACTGACATGGGCCTCTGGTTCCACAAGAAATGCAGGGCTGCTTGTCATCACGAAGCCGTATCCATTGGTTAAACACCTCTTGGGCCTTCTTGACCCAGTAACTTCGATCCTTGTCCCGGACCCGTTTCTTCATCTCCCGGGTTGCAGCTCGATCTTTCTTGACTCGTTCTTGTTTTGCCAGCTCTAGCGCGCAAGCCATGCTGCAAACCTTTTGCAGCGAACGAGGCGGCTCAAATGATTCTCGGCAGATTTTGCACTTTTTCATGATCAATCCCCGCAGAAACAGGGTATTGACTCGTCATCGAAGCCAAACAATGACCCTTGATCGCTGGCAATTATTTTCAACTGCTCATAACTTGGCTGATCTGCCCTAAAATATGCAGCTTTACCAACATCTTTTGACAGTGATTTTTCTTGCTCAATCCACCAGTCCGCCAGATCTGGCCTAGCCTCAATGATCGATAGCTTTTTGCTGAATCCTTTGAGAAAACACAGATCACAATTGCCCCAGTCGGTGGTTCCATTGTTATTTGGAAGGTTCAGGTCGAAATTTTGTGAAGTCCAGAACGCATAAATATCTTCCTTGGTGACGCCGTTAACGTACAAAGGCAAGTACCGTTCCTGCCCCCCGTCTACTGTGTTATGCAGCTTGACCGCTCGGCGCTCCTCGTCTGCCCTGATTCCAATCAGGCAAAGGTATGGTTTAGGAAAATTTAATTCTTCAAATAAATACTGCTGAATAGCTTTAATCTTTAAATCTTGTGTACAAAATCTAGCAACTGGGTTTGGCGCGTATCGCCTCGCCTTAATCAAAGCCTCAAACGGCTCGCCTTTTCTCGACGCAGTTTCATAACTCACAATTGCGGTTTCATAAGCGTATTTCGGTTTAATGCCTGCTGGGTTTCTGGTAATCACGCGTTCAAGCCAGACGATTGGAACACCCCAGTTGACGGAACAAGCGTGAACAAAGTCCAAAGTCTCTGGTAATTCTTTGCCAGTGTTAGCAAATGTTACAACCACATGGTCAGGCAAAACTCCGCCATGCGCTTGCAGTACACGCCAAAGCATGTAGGCAGATGTTCGACCGCCGCTAAAACTTATGACCGCTGGCTCGTCAATGTAATACGGGGTTTTCACGAGAACATCTTGTCTGTGTTAGTCAGTTGGAATCCAAGCCCCTCAAGATGCTCCCGGACCTTGTCCATAAACTGAGCAAACTGTTTCACGCTCATCACTCTGGTTACCGGATAGTCACCCGGCTCCTGCATCCACTCCAATTTTTCTTCGTAGGTGTAACGATCCTTAAACAAGCGGTCATACTTTTCTCGATAACGCTCCGAACCTTTCCGCATGATTGGAACCCCAAAGTGCAGTTTACAGTAAGCTCGATACTCCTCAGCAGTTTGATCACCCTGAGCCTCTGCGTCTCTGTACCACTTGCCCACCAGATTATTCTGATCAAGTGATCGGTCACTTTCGTGCGGTTTAATCCACACATCCATCGCTTGG